GATCAGTATAGAATAATTTTAAACTTTGAAAATACAGCAGGAAGTTCTGATGGTACGCACTTAGATAATTATGGATTTACTGGAGCTGCTTATGAAGGCAGAAGACCTAAAACGCCTGAAGAAGCTTTAAAAATAATAAATGATGAAATTGTACCTGAAGTTGTAAAAGAAATAGGTATAGATAAAAACGATTTTGAATCTTTGCCAGCTAATGTACAAGGCGCTTTAGTTGATTATAAATTCAATACAGGTAGAAGTGATAAAGATGTTCTTCAAATAGCTTATAATAAAGCTATGGGTATATCTGGTGGTTGGGACGCTGTTAAGTCATATGGTATAGATGCTAATGGAGATAAAATAACTGAAAAATTAGATTATAAAAAAGATGAAGTAGTCAAAGCCTTAAAAGAAGGCAAGATAACTCCTGAAATAATAGCAGAAGTAAAAGACGAACAATATTTAGCTAGAATACAGGGTATGAGAAATATGCTTAAAAAAGATCCTAACGCTACAAATAGTCAAGGCGTGCCGATCAAGCAATTATTACCTCAAGCTGAAAAAGCTTATTTAAAGAGTCACAGTAGCAGAGTAAAAATGTTTATATAATGAATCAAAGTTTAACTGACCTAAAACAAGAACTTTTAAATAGCACCAACTCATTAGAAGGCGGAGATAAAGAAAAAACTACTAGCAATACAAGTGATAGTTTATCTGATTTAAGAAATGAACTTTTAAATCGTAAAGAAACTGATCCTCCTAAAAAGAAGAAAGAAAAAATAAAAGAAATACCTGGTTTATTTGAACAACGAAGACAACAAGTAGTTGAAAAAACTGAACAAGTAGTATTATCTGATAATATAAAAGTTCCTGCATCAATAGCTAAAGCTGAACAATTATTTCCTCAAGAAGCTGAAATGAAAGCTCAAGTAGCTAAAGACACACAAGACTATTTAGAAGATTTAACTACGTTAGAAGAAGAGCAAATAACTTTTGATGATATTATAAACGGAGCTTTACTTACTGATAATTACAAAGGTCAAGTTGACTTTAAAGGTGGTATAAGAGGTAAGTTTAGTCCAGCTGTAGAATCTTTTTATAGTGTATTAAAAGATGAGCAAGGTGATCCTCTTATAGATGATATAAATAAATTAAACGAACAAAGATTAAAAAGTTTAGAGGCAGCATATGACAAGTCACAAACTGGTAGTAGAACTATGCGTACTGCTTACACTGCTAAAGCTATAGGTGAAGGTAGACTAACATCTCCAACATCTCCTTATGATAGAGCAGTTAAGGGCATACAAGATAACTACGATAAAGCAGTAATGAACTTGTTAAGCACAGCGCTTGCTAGTCCTAAAAACGCACCTGTTGTAGATAGATTTATAGATAAAGGTGGTAAAGCATATGAAGCTCAAATAAACACTTTATTAGGTAATGATCCTTTTGCTATATACAAAAATGAGCAAGATATTATACAATATTCCGTAGAAAGTTTTTTAATAAATAAAGAATTTACAGCATCTACAACTCTTGAAGCAAAAATAGGAGCTGATGGAAAACTAACATACGTGCCTGTTGTAGAAAAAGGTTTAACTAGCCAGGAAGATATTGATAGACTAAAAGAGTTAGGTGAAATAATTTCTACATCTACAGATATTAAAGAAAGAAAAAAAGCACAAAAAGAAAGAGTAAAGCTTATATCTAGATTTCACAAAGATTATAAAGTAAAAGAAGATATAGATATACTTGTAAATGCTGATGGTGAAATAATAAGAAAAAAGCAAGGAGAAAAATTACAGCAAGGCGAACAATCTTTAGATAATTACATAGACGAAAAGTTAGGTATAGATCCACTCAACAGGAATCAGATTGAAGAAACAATGATTGATCTTCATTATAAAATAGCGTCTTTAGGTAAATCTATTACTTCTGAAAACATGTTTGTTAAAGATAAATATTTTGGTGGTAAAGAACTAGATGAAACTAATGAAGAATTTATAAAGTTTAAAGACCAAGGTATTAAAGCTTTAAGTAAATTAGAAAGATCTGAATATGGTGATGCTGCTCCTGTAGCTTTATATAATAAGTATGTAGATCAATTAAATGTATTAACGTCTGCTTATTTCTTAAACTTCGACCCTGTAGATGCGTTTGAAAAGTCTGGTTTTATAGAAGGAACAAAACAAGGTTTTACTGAAGATGTATTATATAAAGACTATGGCTTGTCAGCTGATGATTTTTCACAAACGTTTGTTACTACAATGCAAAATATGCTTGGTGATCAATTTGAAATATCAGAAGAAGAATTTGATGCTATAGTAGATAGAAACTGGACTTATTCTGTTGGTAGAGGCTTTCCTGGTTTTGTTAAAATGGGATTTGAACTTGCAGCTGCAGCTGGTATTGGCAATGTAGCAGGTATGGCTGGTTTTATGAGTAGTTATATAGCAGCTGTAGATACTGTGTTTGCTGCTAGTAGGACTTCTAGAGCTATAATGAAAGGCGTTGGCTATGTAATGGAAGAGGCTTTTAAGCTTGGTGTATATAACGAAATGGTAACACCTGTCACTAGCTTTGCTATGGGTGGAGAAAAAGATCCTGAAAAAATAAGTTATGCTTTCTCTGCGTTAGGTGGTATTAATTATGGGTATGGAAAGCTAGTAGATAAATTATTAGCGCCAACAAAAAGTGGTGGAGAATCTTTTATAACTAATTTAGTAAATTACGTTGAAGCCAAGCCAGGTGGTTTAACAGTAATGGGAGCAGTTAAAGGGCCTTTTCAGGCTTTAACAGGTGCTAGTTTAATAACAGCAGGTGGAGCAGTTGAAGGTGGTTTAGAAGTTTTAGAAGGTAAATTAACTGCAGAGCAGTTTCAAGAAAGGTATTTAAGTTTAGATGGCTTTACTCAAACAGCAGCAATGGTATACTTAATGAGAGGTATATCACCTGTTAAAATAATGAGAGACACTTACAATAATTTTACTGCTGATGTTAATAAATTTAAAAATAGATATTTTACTAAAAGTAAGTTATCAGAATATAGTGAACAATTAGATTTATCCATAGGTGATTATAAAAACTTTAGTAATACTAGATCTGCTGAAAGATTTATTGATAATGCTGTATCTAGTAAATTAGAAGAGTTAAATTACTCTAGTAATGTATTTAGAAATTTAAAGAAACTAAAAATAGACTTAGAATCTTTAGTAAATGTTAAGAATGAAGGAGAATTTAGAACTGCTTTAGATAATCTTTTAAATCAACAAAAAGAAAAATTAGAATCAGCAGGTGGAGATCTTTCAGAGTTTAATGTTATTGCTGATGCTGTTAGAAATGGTGTAAAAGATTTTAACGCTTTTAAAAAAGCTGGTGACATATATAATGCTGGTGAAAAAAGCAAGTTGTATCTTGAAATGAACAACTTTATAGAAAAAACTAATAACAGTGATTTTGAAATAACAAATAAAAAAATAGCAAATTTAGCTAAAAATATAAAAGACAAAAGAACTTTAACAGCTGATAACTTAAGCACATTAACTGAGCTTGGTTCTAAAAGATTAATAGAAGATATATTACAAGGTGAATACGGTGTAAATAAGAATCAAGTAAGTTCGTTATATAACTCTCTACCAGGTTACAATAGATTAATAGACACAGCTAATAGATTAGG